CTTTACTAGAAAGGACAAATAATGAAAACAAAGCGTGAAACTAATTACAAAGCTGTTTATGCTAATGTTAATCGACTATTATCTGGTCGAAACACACATAGCGGAAACGACTTATGGCATCGTTGTTTTAAGATGCCAAACCCAGGATTACGGGCATACTTTGAACATGTTAGAAGTGGTCAAAGTGAAGAGTACCGTACACCATTTTACAAGGGTAAATCTCTAGAATCCATTCTTAAGGGCTGGGATTCACACATTGAATCACTGAAGACTAGTTGGCCTACATTAGTGGATTTTGAGAATGACCTCCGTAAAAAGGTCGGACCAATGTCAATCATGTTACCTCTTAAAGACAGGATGTCAGACATTGATTCTTACTATGATTCAATCCTCCTTGAATCAAAACCAATCAGTGAAGAGGCTAAAGCGGCTCTTCTTGCTGAGTGGAAACCGAAGATTGGCGGTCTTCGTCTTAAATCAGAAGCTCGAACTGTAGCTGATATGAAGAAATCAACTAATTCCGGAAGTCCATTCTTTGCTCAAAAGAGGAGAACGGTCTTGGAGGATACAGTTCCGTGCACAGTTACGAAGCTATTTCCAGAGCTTCCTTCTGGCACATACGGAATAGCGGCTGTTTTAGGATGGCGTGGACAAGAAGGCGGTCCTGAGAAAGATGATGTTAAGCAAAGAGTTGTCTGGATGTTTCCTTTTGCTGTAAACATTCAGGAGCTCCGACTGTATCAACCTTTAATCCAGTCAGTACAAAAATTCAATCTGGTTCCTGCATGGGTTAGCATGGATCGGGTTGACAGGGAAATAACTCAATTGTTCGATACTAAAGGATCAGATGATTTAGTTATTTGCACAGATTTCTCCAAATTCGACCAACACTTTAATCGTGACATGCAGAATTGCGCTCTAGACGTTTTGAAACAATTAGGTGTCGAAAGTAAGTGGTTGGCCGATATTTTCCCAATCAAATATAGCATACCTCTAGCTTATGATTGGGGAAAGATCCGTTTTGGTAATCACGGAATGGGATCTGGTTCAGGTGGAACCAATGCAGATGAGACGATTACTCATCGTTGTCTACAGCACGAAGCTGCTATAGAACACGGATCAGTTCTTAACCCTCATTCACAGTGTTTAGGTGACGATGGGATCCTAAGTTACCCAGGGTGTAATGTGGATGATGTATTGCGGACGTATACTAAGCATGGTCAGGAAATGAACACTGATAAACAGTATGCGAGCAAACAAGACTGCGTATACTTAAGACGCTGGCACCACAAAGACTATCGCGTTGATGGCGTATGCGTAGGAGTTTACTCAACCTATAGAGCTTTAGGTAGGTTGGCTGAACAAGAAAGGTTTTATGATCCTGAAAAGTGGGATAAGAAAATGGTAGCCTTACGTCAATTATCCATATTGGAGAACGTAAAATACCATCCGCTTCGCGAAGAGTTCGTGAGCTACTGCATGGAAGGGGATAAATACAGACTGGGTCTGGATATCCCAGGTTTTCTAGCCAATATTGAGAGTGAGGCCAAGAAAGCTATCGAATACATGCCCGACTTCTTAGGGTACACCAAGTCTATGGAATTCAACAATGAGCGAGAGGGTAGCGATCAACGTCTAGCTACTGGCATAAACGATTGGTGGATAGTCAAGTACCTTAGGAGTTTGTCGAAG